TAGGAGTTGCCTTATACTTATCAGCATCAAGAAACTCGTCAGGCTGTGCTTGATAACGCTGTAGAGATAGTTCTGTACCCGGAGGAAGTTCAGGATTCTCGGCAAGTTCAGCCATCCTACCTAATGGTGTAGTCTTACCGTACGGATCAGCATAGGACTGCTTAGAACCTACAGCTTGTTTATACCGGTCATAACCGCCTTCACCGAATACACCTAGATACCCTGTATCTCTAGCGGTCTTGCGCTCACCTAGAGTATCAAGGATGGACTTTAGTTCTAGTACAGCCGGGTCATTAGGATCAGTAGCGTTCTTAGCAGCGTCAATCTTTTCCTGTAGATTCAGGTCTTCTGGAATACCTGTACCGCCTAAAAGGTCTTGGCGAATTTTTTTAGTTTCTGGATCTAGGAATGCTGATATACCTGTCTCGTATTGGCCTACAGTACCTCTAGTAGTTTGGTATCCTTGGATCGTTGCCACTTCGTCCGCTGATCTACGGAAAGGGTCAGGCCCCTGTTGCTGGTATTGTCCTGGTAACTGTATCCGAGGATCGCCTGGGAACACACCTTGGTAATGAGCATATAAGGATTCATCACGGGTAGGCGCTCTACCATACTGCTGTAGGAACAGGTCTCTTTGTCTGTACTGATCTTTCGACCACCCACCTGTAAAACCGGGGTCTTGAGCAACATCGGGTCGGGCTGCTAGATATGCTTCTGGGTCGAACTCGGCATAAGACAAAGTTCCCTCTCGTGGTGTATAAGCACCAGAGCTATAATAATCGCTGTAATTATAGTTGCCGATCTGAACCATGCCTTACTCTTTTCTTTTATACAGGATAATTCATTAGGCCAGATGAAGACACTGGCTGAGTTACTTGGTCTCGTGGATCGACTGTCATCGGACCCAACGGACCCATAATGGTTTGTTGACCTTGGGCTGGTGGGGCAAACTTTTGGGTTTGGGCATACTGAGTAGCAGCCTGAGTAGCCCCACCCGGTTGAATACCCGCTGTAGCACCCATAGCAGCGACAGGAGCAGCCATACCCCCCATAAGAGAACGCGGCTGTTCTACCCCGGTATTGACCTGTTGTCCTACGTCTGCTACCTGTCTAGCAATCTGTTCTCGACCTGTCACACCGGAAGTCTGGATCTGAGCACGCTGACGTTGGGCTTCACGCTGATACTGTTCCGCCGCCCGCTCTAGTGCATCAATGTTTTGAGATACACCACCAACTGCACCAGTAATATCCTGAATACCTCCGGTTAGCTGTTGACCTAGAGCCTGTTGACCGCCCATAAGACCGGCCTGACCAGCGAATAAGGTCTGCGGCTGACCTTCTGCGGGAGCACCGATTGCCCCTTGAATTGCACCTTGACCCGCACCAAGTGCCTGTTGACCGCCTAGGATACCTTGCTGACCGGTTTCTAGACCGGTGATACCTGTTTGGATATTCTCTTGTCCGGTCATAAGACCTTGCTGACCTGTCTCTAGACCAGTGATACCTGTCTGTAAACCTTGCTGACCTGTCTCTAGGCCAGTAATACCGGTCTGGATATTCTGCTGACCGGTCATAAGACCCTGCTGACCTGTCCCTAGACCCGTGATACCGGTCTGAATAGAAGAAAGATCCGGTAGCTGTTGAGCCTGATTAGATTGTACGACCGTGGTTGTACCGGGCGCGAAGGAACCAGACCCGTAAATATTCTCTAGAGCACGGTATGCAGATTGCTGTTCAGGAGTTGTTCCGGCAATATACTGCTGAAACCGTTGAGTAGGGTCGGCTGAGAACTGACCGGTGTATCCTGTTGCTTGGCGAAGGGCTGCATGATACTGTGGTAGACCAGCCTGCACTTCAGCCGGTGAATAAAACAATTGCCCGTTAACTGCTGTAGGCATGATCTTACCTCTTTTCTAGTATTTTGTCAAGTTTATCTTCGAGTCGATTGAGACTTTCCATAACTCGTCTCATATCTTCCCTAAGTTCTGCACGAGTGGCGTATTCTTCCCTGGTCTCTTGAAGTTTACCTTCTAATCTTTTAATCTCTGAGAATAAGGACTTGAACACCCAAGCGGCTGGGGCTACAATAAGAGACAGAACTATATTCCAGATAACTGTAGGAGAAAGGTCCATCTATTTATTCCCAGTGAGTGCTTGAAGTTACATCTAGTTGATCTAGTTCTACCGAAGTCATAGAATAGCCGTCCTCCCAGGTGATCGCGGCGATCACAGCCGGGTCGGTCTCGGCCTCGTCGAAGATCAGCGGGCGCAGACGGCGAGTGTAGCCGTGAACGTCATCTTGATGCTGGGCGACCAGCAGGCCCATCGCCTGGACCTCGGCCACCGAAAGATCCTGCACGATATTGTCGGCGTCCGTGAACTGGAAGGTCGGCGCCGGATCTTCCCCGGCCCGGAGCGTTGCCACTTGGGTCAGACCCGAAATCACCAGATATTCCCGATCTGACCTGATATCGACGCCGAAGGTCTTGGCGCCGATCGTCACGGAGAGCGGCGTGCTCGTGTAGATCCGGGCCTCGCGCTCCTTCTTCATCTGCGCCCACTTGGCTGCACGGGCCGCAGCCAACTCCGCGTCAAGTTCGCCCTGCGATTTGTCGACCGCCGCCACCGTATAGACCCATCGGTTGTTCTCCGCGTCCAGGGCGCCGGTACCCCGCGCGCCGAGCTTCTGACCGGTGGTCGGCGTGGCGCGGTCCTCATATTCATCGAAGTAACCGAAGCCTACAAACTCATCGTCACAATTAAGCACAGCCGCGCCAGGATTAAATCGAGCCTGTTCGCCGACGACTTCCGGCCTCGACCAAGCTGCAATCTTGCGCGGGAGACGAGAAAGCGATTCCACGTTCACGCCGTCAACGAGACGAACTTTGGCTATCGTACCGAGCGCGATTAAAGCCATTTTATGCTTCCTCCGATTTCAGGGTCAGGATCGACGTGCCGTCGCCGATCACGATCGCTGACGTGGCGTCAATTGCCAGCCCGATCGTACTGCCTCTACCGTCCGTGTCGGTGATCGGCTCGCCATTCGCACCGGCATACAGAAGGTCGCCAGCCGTATGCCCGGTGAAGCCCGCGCCGGTCTCAGTCGAGGGGATCGTGATGTCGACCGATGCCGCAGCCGACGCCGACGCGGCGGCCACGCCCACGACCTTGGTGGCGAATCCAGCGAAGGTGCTTGCGACCGGGTCGTAGAAGATGAAGATCGGCCCGTTACCGGACGATGCGGCAACCGCTGCCAGCCAACGTCCGTCGTAGACCGTCAACGCTCGCCAGCGGAGATTGCCCGCGTACATCAGGTCGCCCCCGTCCGTGCTCAGGGCGGTGATCGCCCCCCGGCTCTCGAAGTCGTTGGTGTCCACGGTATAGCTGGGAGCGGTCGTATTGGATTGAGGCGTAATCTCCGCGTGACTGATGCCGCTTGAGCCATTGTTCGCGAAGATGAACAGCCGGGTGGCGGTCGAGTCGTACCCAGTTAGCATCCAGGTGTTGAACGCCGGGGCCATGGTGGCGCTGCTGGCTGACGTAAAGGTGCCGGAGGTAGAACTTGGCGTCGCCGACGCGCCGGTCCCGGTGATCGAGAAGGGCTGGACGCTGATCTTTCCGCTACTCGGCAGGATGCCGTACCAAATGTCTTCGTCCGAGTCGTAGATCAGGCCGATTGGATAAAGGAGGCTCGCCGTGCTGATCAGTGAGAGCGTGTTACCGCACACGACGGTCGAACCGGAGACGCTGATCGGAGTGACGTAGTGATTGGTCGATGCGGACCCATCCTTGGAGAAAACCACAACCCGCGCACTCGCAGCGTCTACCGCAATGGCGACGCCATTGTCGGTGTTAATACGGCAAGGTCCGGTCACGGCGCTTCCGATAGCAGTAACCGCGCTATCAGAAAAAGTGATCAGCCGGGTCTCGAATGCAACAGAAGTAGCTCCAGCCACCAAGATGGCCTGCCCGGATGCGGTCAGCCCCATAACGGCGACCTCAGTCGCGGTGCCGATAGTGGTGGAGGTCGCGGCGGTCGTCATCGTGGTCGCCGAAGCCACCTTGAAATGGACCAGCTCGATCGTTGTGCTGCTGTTGGCTCCAGACACGACGCCCGCACCCAGGGCTTCATCAAAGACGAACCCACAGTTCCGGTGATTGAGCGAGAAGGAGCCGGTCGCGTTCTCCGCCAGGGTGTCCGCGTCGAACAGCGTCCACCGCATGATGGACCCCCCATACTCGGGCGAGAACAGGCCGACGACATTATAGGTACTGTCGTAGAAGACATAGCCGCCCTCGTCCCGCACGGAGGCGGTGGCGTTCGGACTCTGGGCTGGGTCATAGCCGACGGCCTTGGCCACCTTCCCGGCGCTGGACCGGGCGATCAGGTCTCCAGCCGTGATCGCCTTCTCAGCGGTGGCCGTGATGGTCAGGCCGCCACCTGCGCCGCCGACATTGATGGGGATCAGCGTGGGCATCAGAAAGCTCCTGTAGCGGCTGAATAAAAGATCGTCCCGTCGGGTGCCTGCCAGAAAGCGAGGATTACGCTCTCATCGGCGCCCAAGCTGGACGTGTCGAAGGCCGTCGCCGAGGCCGAGGTCGCGCCCACGATCGTTAGGGTGCGGGAGCCAACTGCGTCCATCGTCACCTGAAGAATGGCGCCGTCTACCTGATAGCCTGCCGTCGCGCCCGAAGTGACGGTCAGGGTCGTCGACCCATCGATCTGTATCCAGTGCTTGCTGTACGGCAGCAGGGTCAGGCTCTGCGCGCCGGACACCGCAGCCGGGAGGCTGGTCGCGCTCGGCAGGCTTTCGGTGCCGGTCTCGAACTTCACTCCGTCGACCGTCAGCCCGAAGCCGTTCATATCGAACGCACCACCTGCCGTCAGAGCATTAGCATCGCTCAGTGTCCACCCGCTGTTCTGGAGAGTGCTACCACCCGTGCCATCGAATCGAACAAGAGCGTTATCCGTACTACTTGCTGGGCCAATTGCCCCGGCTGTAGTCTGGGTTGTACTATCAGGGAATCTGAACCCACTCGTTGTTGATTCGATAAGGCCGGAGGTAGCTAAGTTACCGCTGTCATCAATGATAACCCCGGAATCTTGAACTAGACTTCCTCCGGTACCATCCCAGCGAACAATAGCATTATCTGTAGAACTAGCCGGACCGGTTACATCACCGGGATCACCTTTGTCACCGGCTAGGTTAATCTCTAAGAAAACATTATCGCTATTTGAAAACGGACTAGCAGAACTAAATGACGTATTATCAATAGTCAGCTTAGTGTACCCGGCAGCGTTAGTTACACCTGTGACCTTAAACTGTAGGAATGTTTCTGGGCTAAATTCTTTACGTAAAGTAATAGTACCTAGAACAGACGACGGGTTGTTACCACCCGATAGCAACTGAATAAAAGCAGATACATCAGCGGCATTAGCCTCTTCATCGTCAATGTAAATCTGTGTGGCGGCATTCTGAGTAGCGTTATTAAGTCTTAGTACACCGCTACCAGGATCAGAATCAGTTGTGGTTGTGCTAAAGGAATAAGGAAGGGCGTTACCGATATCAGATAGGTTACTAATACCAGAGATAGTACCGCCTGTAATTGCCACGCTATTTGCGTTTTGTGTGGCAAGAGTACCCAGACCAAGTGTAGTCCGTTGAGCAGAAGCATCAGCATCATCTAGCAATGCCCGACCGGCTGAGGTGAGACTAGTGGTGGCATAAGTATCAGATGACGTGGTGTAGATCATCTGGTCGGCTGTGGTGGTCAGACCAGAGATAGACTGTAGACCGGCATCGTAGGCTTGGACATTAGTACCGATTGCTAGACCAAGATTAGTCCGGGCGGCAGAAGCAGTAGATGCACCTGTACCACCGTCAGCAACTGCTAGATCAGTGATACCTGTAATAGATCCACCTGAAATAGTGACTGTGGTAAAGGTTCCGCCGTTAGATACAGTAGCACCGGAGAAATCAATAGTGCTTCCCGTCGATACGGTCAGGTTAGTAAGGGTAGCAGCAGCAGGAGTGGTAGCACCGATAACTGTATTATCAATTGTACCGGCATTAATATCAGCGGTATCTGCTACTAGAGAATCAATATTAGCAGTACCATCGATATAAAGATCCTTGAACTCAAAAGAAGAAGAACCTAAATCAATATCGTTGTCAGTGAACGGTACGATAGCCCCGTCCTGGATACTGATCTGACCTACTTGGGCAGCACTTGACTCTACATAGAAGTTGATCTGGTTAGCACTGGTGTCTACGAAGATAAGGTTGTTCTGGTCCAGGTCAGCGATACGATCAATTGGCGGACCTTCGGCAGCGGTACCGTCATGCTTATGACCTGTAGAGTTGTTAAACGCCGCAAGGATCTGGTTAAACTCAGCGTTAAGCGGTGGAGCAGATACAATCTCACCGTTAAGAATCTGAGCTAAAGACTGACGTGTATAACCTGCCATTATCTATATCCTGCTTCTTGGAAAGTAAGGCCCCAGCCTTGAATACTATAAGGTGCTTGTGTACCGATTGAGGTGATAACAAAGCTGACAGACCTACCTGAGCCTTGTATATTCTTTTCTAGAACGGGACTACTAGAACCGCCAAAAGTAAAGGTTGACCCATAGGTTCCTCCGGTAGAGAAATAACGAAGGATTGCACCTTGAGTGGAAAGACCGTAAGAGTTAGGATTATATTTGTTAGGGTCATCCCAATCGTAATACACCGCTAAGTTAAACTCCGACGTGCCTTCTGGTCGGGTATAGATAGAGAGTTTATGAAATATCTTACGTCGTTCTGTACTATCAAAATAGAAGAACGGGGTAGCGTAGACAGCAATAACATCCGCGCCGTTAAACGAGTTACCCGACTCCTGCTTAAATACGTATCCGTCTAGGTCTCCATGAACCGTGGTCTCAATACTGTTAATGGTATCTGAGTAAGCCACGAATGAACGAATGCCTAGTAGTTCCCCGAACTCCCATCCGACGCTGTTATTAGCAAACCGGAGACCACCGATAATACCGAAAGCGTCTGATGCTGACCCGGTTTCATTAGGGAAGAAATACCGGAACTGAGACTTGTTCTTGATAACTACAGAACTCATTAGGTCTAGGTCGTAGGTTTCCGGTAGACCTTGCAAGATCTGTTGAATCGGTTTAGATACAGTCTGTAGTTCGATATCACCGATACGGGCTGTACCCTGGATAGGTCGAATGCCATCTGATGCTAGGAACAGGATATCACCACCGATCTCAATAATACTATCAGAAGCGATACAACCGATATTACTTGTTACTTCTGAAAGAACAAAGTCAGACGAGTTGTTACCCTGTAGTCGTTTGATCTGTCTCTCACCGAATATATATAAAGCATCACGGAACTTAGCTATACCAGTAACGGTAAAACCTGCGTTAATCTCTCCCGCACCACCAGCCGGATCATATCTTAGGTCTGAGTTAGGATTACTAAAGGTGATACTGTTGGAGTTATCCCCAGAACCGGCAAAGAATAGGTGGTTTCGGAAATCCGTGACGAACTTAGCACCTTCGATATTTGCGATATCTATATGGGTATAGAACCAGTTTACCGCCGTGCCTCCGACATTGTTCTGAGATGATGTAGCGGTAGCGGATATAACGAAGGTATAAGAGTCCGCATCAACCACGGTAGCAATAGTATAATCATTACCATTAATGTCTTCCGTACCGATATTGACATTGACATTGCTGAAATTAACAATATCTCCAACGTGCATACCATGAGCAACATGAGCTACAGTGACTATACTGGTTCCGTTGCTGATTGAGAAAGGGTTAGATAGTTGATCTTCGGTTTCAGTTAGACTAGAACCTTGTCGGTCATAAAGTTCAATAGGGGTTGTTGAGTTATGTCTTAGTGGCCGGTTAACACCGTCTACGACAATTACAACTTCTGACCCGGTAAAGCTATGTTCGTTAGTTCTGAGTTTAGTTACGCCTACAGCACTACGAGTATTAGTATCAGAGGTGTTGTTTACCGCTGACCAACCTACTCCATCAGCATGATCATAGATGGTGTAGTATCGGCTGACCGTGTAAGTGATATTAGCGGCTGTACTGGATACTGTGCTGTCCGCAGCCTCGTCAGCGACAAAGGTAAAACTGTCAGCCGTAGCAGTCGAAGCCACATTAAATTCAGTATTGTTAAGATCTAACCCGCCAAGGCTAGCATCAATGTTACTAAATGTTACCCATTCTCCCACAGATAATCCATGAGCAGTAGAGGTAACAGTTACAATTGAACTACCAGAACTAAGGGAGATAGCGCCTACAGGTAACGTTGCCGAAGTAGAATCAATTGCGTTACGTCTTGCGGCGTAGACCTTATCGTTGTGAATCCAGACACCAAGGACTTTACCCGCACCAGGGACTTGCGGATTATCAGCATCGTAATATTCATAACCGTTAATCCGTCTATACCCACCAAACTGTGAAACCTCAAAGTTTGTCATACGGATTGCTGAACCCGGTTCAGTACCGGCAAGGGTTAGCGCATCCTCGTTAGTGTATAGACCGCCTCTAGCAATGATTGTTACATCGCGGAGATTGTCAGCCATTACTTACTTCCTGCCGGTACGTTAATTAGTCTATTAACCCTGGTGTCACGAAGATCAGTAAAGTTGTTGACTAGGATTTTCCGCATGTTCTCGATACCACGAGTAAACCGCTGCTGGGCAATAGTAGCCTGTTGGGAATTATCCCGGAACATATAGCAGTGATACATAGCGCCATCGATCACTACATTCTTAAACTGGTCAGGAACAGACATGGTATCAGTGGCGTTGGTTAATGTAGTCTGATACTGGTAGTAATCGTAGTTGATAGTGTAGGCTTTGTCTGGGATAGGGCTGAATGCAATTTCATTACCGAGAGTACGATAAACATAGATAGGGGTATCGTAATCCTCTGTCCCAGCGTTACCGTCTCTGATGTAGAACCGCTGAATGTAAGTGTCGTAGTTAATCTGTCTCAACCTTACCGCACCGATATTCTCTGCTTCATCCTTGACAATGCGAAAGGAATCCCAATCTACCACTTTCATATCGCTTGGTGCTGCATAGGTTGACGTGCCAGCTACCAGGGTTAACGAACCTGTCTGGTGGTTAAACGGAAATCCAAACTGTTCCTGACCGATTTCTTCCAAAGCGATATTGACCGCATCCTTAACGGAGGCATGAAAACCAATAGCGGTTGCAAATTCGTCCGAGGTAAGCTGGACTTCATTCAACCGCTTTAGTGTATCATTGACCAAGGTTAGAAAAGTTGTCGCCATTTAAGCAGCCTTTAACCAGCGAACAGGGAAATCATCCTGCAAAGAATAGGAATGTTTATTGATATTGTTTTGAATCAAACACTTTAGTAATGTGTCACCGTATAGATTAAACCTGATACCTTTTTGAGTATGTAGTATCTGGATAATCTTCATTGCTTCTTCTGCCATACCGATATATTCAGTTGTGGTATAGTAAAGATTATTAGTGATAGGGCAGGATACGGTTACTTCTTTATAGGTTTCGTCGTGCTTGTTTTCTCGGTTGACTCGGTAATCATCTACTGTTTTGTTATAACCGCAGTCAAATCCGAACAGGTTTATTTTCTTATATCCGAGCCATACAGATAAAAGAATAGCATGAACAGTGGAGTTAGATCCAGCAGACATACATTTATCAGAAGGTTGCCACGTCTTGGAAGTGACAGTATCTATCATATATGTTTTGTAATTCTTTAGCGCGTCAAATAGACTAGGGTCACACTGAGAGGAAATAATGTAGTTGGTTTTTTTGTTTAGTTGGGCTTTATTACCGGACTCTCTAGGATCAATAGACACGCTGTATCTTGGATCGCAACCGATAGAGGTTAGGTAATTAACAGTCTTAGACGCAAAGATATCGTTCTTAGAAATACGAAGGAACTTCTCAAACTGTCTAATACTTGGACCGGCAGCACAAATATTAATTTCTTCGCTACGTTTATGTGGGCTGTTCTTTAGTTTGGGAAGAGATGGTAGGTCGCGGTTCCTATTAATTTCGTAGTTAGACTTGAGAGTCTCTTCTGAAACTGAACAGTGTAATTGTACCATGCAATCTCCAAGTAGTCAAGGGGAGACCCCGAAGGATCTCCCCAAGTTTGTTAGGCGAAGTCGCGACCAACCTCAGCCGGACCAGGGATCTCGGCAAGGTCAGACATGTAAGCAACAACACGGATAACACCGTTAGCCGGTACGACAGAACCGCCGACGTTTAGCTTTACGTCAATGGTGTCAGCCGAAGCGACAATAACAGAGTTAGCGCCGAAGGGAAGCAGACCGTTTGAACCGGCAGCAGCCCAACCGACAGTGTTGAAGTCACCGCCGTCGACAAAGCTGTCACCAGCAGCAACATCGATGTCAAAAGTGGCAGCGGTGGAGGAATCGACAGTCTCGACGTAAGCAACCGCACCGTGGACTAGAGTGTTAGCCGGAACCGGGATAACCTCTAGAATATCGGCGTTAGCAAGGGCGGAACCCTTGGCGGTGGTTGCATCAGCCATAGAGACAGTCTTCTCTACGGTGTATGGTACGTTAGCACCAGTACGCGACTTGTGGTTGGTAGTGGAACCATTAGTTAGATCGTAAGCCATGATTCATACCTCCCTTATTCGTACACGTTATAGATGGCGCGGGTGACTGCTTCTGGACGAAGTAGCTTACGGCCATAAAGGTGCAGACCACGAACAACGTCGCTAAAGCTGTCATTGTCGCGATAGGTCTCTACCTTCTCGATCTGAGAAGCGGTAGCAACGGCAGAGTCGTGACCGGCAATGATAACACCGAAGTTAGCGGCGGAACCACCGGTAGCGACAGTACCCGGACCAGTACCAATGATCGGCAGGTTGTTTGACATGTAGATGCGGAAACCGCGAACCATGCCATCGACGATACGACCGTTACGGAGGATATCGCCTGCATCCTGGCGACCGGCAAAGTCATTGCTTAGTAGCTTTGAGTTTTCGTCGTTAAGCTGCTCGGCAAAGACTGGATCGACAACTAGCCAACGACCGTCACGATCAACGTTCTGCTGGTCTAGCTTGCGAGCCATACGGTTGATAACAGCCAGTGGCGAGATAGCACTGGTGTTCTGACCGACCGGAATGGAGTTAGCAGTACCACCGAAGTCGCTAAGGTCTAGCTTCATGGAAGCAAGAAGACCATCAGCATCGGATGACACCGGATCAGTACCGGATTTGTCAGCGGCAACACGAGCGGTACTAGCATTGGCATGTAGAGCGGCCTGCTTGTAACCGGACATGTAACCGAAGATCTCCTGGTCAAACTGGTCACGAAGGCGATAACCAGCGCGATCAGTAGCAAGAGATTCGAAGTTCACATGGGAATGTGCAGCTTCAATGTCATCGATCTTGAACGCGAAGTAGTTTGCCTGATCGATAACAAGAGTGAAATCTTCGTCGTCCAGATCCTGTGGGACAACCTGTGTACCACGGGAATAAGCCTGAACAGAGACTTCTGGCTCTTTGATAATACGAACGGAATCACCAAAGTTGGAGATCTCGCCCATGTAGTCGTTGTTAGTGATGTCCTCAACTACTGAGGTTTTCCGAAAGGCAGTTTGTACCTTCTTAGAATAGATAACTGGACTAAAGTTACCATTAGGAAGGTTACCATATCCTGCCGCACTCCTAAATGCCATGAGTTTTCTCCTTTCAAAAAGTGCGGAAAAGAGCTAACGTCGGTCATCCAAGGCTGACAAAAGATAGGGTGGGAGATTAAACCGGCCTAGTTTATCAGGTAGTTGAAAGCGAAGGTTAGCCGCTGTCGTATTGTAAGCGGTGGTCCCAACCGAGGGAGGCGCTTTGGTATTAATATGTACTATTATAGTCTAGTTCTAAAATGGTGTCAAGTAAAAAATTACCTAGCACCACCAGAAATATCATACTCAAAGTTACCGGAACGAATAGCGTTCTCAATATCCTTTTCAAACTTTTCGTATTCTTGGGCTGTTAGACGCTTAACCCGAGATTCTGACCAAGTGACTTTGCCATCACTTAGGTCTTCTCGACGGTTCCGAGTCGGTACTGACCGGGCTGCGTCGGTGTCCTTAGTACGCTTTTTACGACCATTCTCTGCTTTATACAGGTCAATAGCCTTAGAAGCGCCTAAGAAATCTGTATCGTTATCATACAGTGCGCTCTGAATCCACTTAGGCTGCTGTGCAACCCACTCATGGAAACCCTTGTCCTGGCGTATTTCATCAAAGTCTGGATGAAGTCGGGCCAGTTCTTTTTCAGCTTTCTCCCGCACAATCTTAGTCTCTAGTTCCTCAACTCGCTTTAGTCGCTGGTCTACTTCGCCACGCGCTTCCATAGCCTTTTTAGTAGCGATAGTCTCAACGATCTTAGCAACGTCTGGATACTTCTTAGCCCACGCATCAAGTTCCTCGTCAGACTTAGGAAGTTTAACTTGTTTCTTAGTAAGAGATTCAACTTGTTCGTGTAGTAGTCGTAGTTGGCGATTGTTTTCCTCCTGAGTTCGCTGCATATGGCGTCGAAGGTCTCCATAACGCTTCTTAAATGTAGCTTCTTCCGCATCAAGGTTAGCATCTTCGTCTTCCTCAGCGCGTTGTTCAGGGGATTTGTTTCGTTCTGCTTCTAATTCTGCTAGTTCTCGTTCGTCTTGTTCCACCCGGTTGTTCCGGTACTTCATAGTAGTATAGTTATTTTCTTCTACTTCTGCAACCATAGACATGGTAGTCTCCATTTGGGGGCCTCTAGTAGCCTCTCACCACGAGAGGGGTATAGGGTAGCCCACATTCATACCTAGATAGGTATTCGTATTAATCACAAGATCTGGGTCTCATAATTCCTTGTTTTGTAACAAACCCACCTTTAGCAATGGAAGCGGGTAACCCTTGGTTTCCGACAGAGGTAAAAGTTTGTCTACCGTTAAATGCGTTCATTAGACCTTTACCGATTGTAGTAGCAAGACCTCCAAAAGTCATAAAGGAACCGAGGTCTTTAAAACCTTGACTTACATCAGAGGTAAATGCCTTCCAACCAGCCTGAGTACCAGGATAAGATTTAACACCTGCACCACCAAATTGTGTATTGCCACCACCGGGGGTATCACTCCTACCCTGTTGAGCGTACTCTTTACCGATGCTTGCCGCCATCATATCAGCTACACTAAGAGATTTACCCTCGGGGGAAAGGGTCATAGCGTTTCGTGCTGGGCCGGTATCTCCACCTTTTAGTAGATCACCTGAAAAAATATCTTGAGGGTCTTCTGGGTTATAAAACTTACCCGTCACATCCTCACGTTCGTAAACTTTTTCTGGGATGTCTTTCTTAAGTTTTGCAAGACCTTTAGCTAAGTATTCATCTGAGATAACTCGACCCGGTAGACTAGGTCCAGTAACATTACGGAGAAACCTAGTGATTCCTTTATCACGAGGTGCCATATCGCTGTTCTCGCCCCGACCTTGGATGATTCCAAAAGTTTGTCTACCTGCTGCCTCAGACAGTTTGAATAGCTGTTCTTGAGTCCTCGGATCATCAGGACCGATCAGATTACCTTCTTCGTCTTTACCAAAGAACTGTTGAGTGGTAACACCTTCATTTTCATCGTACACCGAATGAATACCATCGAGAATAGACACAATAGCCTCAGCCTTAGCGTCAGCTTGGCTAGACTTTTGGGAAGGCATAGGACGGTCGTCTGACTCTGGCGGTCGTACAAAACCTACACCAGATACATACTCGCCTAGATCGCCTGCGCTTTCTTGAAGTTCAGTTACCGCAGTATTTTCAGGTCTGTATCCTACGCCGGGAACATATTTGTATCCCTCAATCACACCACCTTCAGCAAACCCCATAGCCATTAGACCTTTAGGGTGATGCTCGGCAACTACAATCTCGACCACACCTTCCGGCTTCATATAGTCCATCTCGTCATCATCTTCTTCAACATAGCCATTCTCGTCTACGTTCTCGATGATATCAAGATCTTCCATCTGTTGTAGTTCAGCCAGAGCGCGTTGGTGCATATCGGTGATATTCTTAAGACCGATAAACCTAACTACGTTAGCTGGTAGGACATACTCACCTGTGGATAGATAAGCAGGAATATCGTCTGCTACTTCTTCTGGTGTTGCTCCGGGAGGTGGGTCAGGTACATCGTCATCATCTTCTTCTTTGATAAACTCGACTTCCTTTTCCACTGAACCACCTTCTGCTTTCTTTAAGTTTTCAGGGCGAGGTTCGGGAATAGGAGGAGATAAAACTGTTCTAGAACTCACCATAGCATCAGATTCAGGGTCATAAATTACGCCTTTTCTTTTTAGTTCGTCAGGATTATAAACTACACCCGTACTTAGCTGAGGCGTTAATTCTCTATCAACAAGACCAAACCGTGTAGGCATCTTATCTACGACTATGGGAGTTTTACCCTTACCTAGATCCTTTACGAGTTTAACAGCAGACTTAATAAAATCGTCTTTTGTATCATACTGTTTTGCTAAAGCTGATCCGACCTGATAATTAATAATATCTCGGTTGGCTTCTTCAATCGACTGGTCATAATAACTTCGTCTATATTTATTTTCAGCGTCCGAGTCCATTAACCTTTGAACAGAAACTTGGAGTTTATCTAATACTTCGGTCCCCTGTAAAAGAGGCTGAGTAAAATCTCTGTCGATATATTTTAGAAGTCCCGCACCTAAGATATGTCTAAGAGTATCTGTCTCTTTTCCGTTGAGTCCGTACTTATTTGCTATAGACCGAGCTTCTTCCGAAGTCTCATACACGCCTAATTCTTTAGCGACAGTATCTCGCAACTCTCTTGCAGCACCACGAGATCCTAACGAATAAACACCTTCTCTTGCAGACTCGACCAATCCACCTTTGTTAAGTTCAAGAGCCTCCGAATCCTCGTTATTTCCCAGTATAGTCCTCAGTCTTTCGCCAACACTCGTCGCCACGTTTTCTAAACTATTTACCCCTGAGTCTGCAACAACCTCGCCCTCTGGGTTTGTTCTAAACCCATACTCTCCTTCAGTATAATAACCACCTTCTTCCGTGGGCTTTGATCCTCTAGGAGCCTCGCCGCGTCTAATCTTTTCCTCATGTTCAGCCATAAGAGTATCATCTACTTCAAGTGTTTCCTCATCCGTACTGCTAGTAACAGCATCGGTATCAAAAGAAGCAGGGACGACTTCGGGACGAAAGGTGCTCCCCGGCTGTTCCTCAGACAGCATCTCATCGGTTTGTGCATCTACGGGGTCAGGCTGTGTATCCACAGAATTACTTTGGACATAAGCGTTAACCCGTTCTTCGGCGGCTCTTGTATAGTCAGCAGGGGTCCGAATAGAACCATTTTTCTGCCAGTACTTTCGATCAATCTGAGTATCCACCGGCTTACCAATCATAGACGGGAGGAACACAGCCATATTTACGTTGTGCTGAGATGGATCATTTCGTAGATCACGTAGCCGACCAGCACCTAAATTATCAGCGGAGAAATATTTGCGAACATATTCCATCTGCTCAACCGGAGTCATACGACTTAGTTCATCAGTTGTAGTTCCTAGGTTACTTGCGGTTTTAGGCGTAAACTGAATCAAGCCCATAGCCCCACTACCGGCCTTATTTTTCTCAGAAGGATTAAGCGTACTCTCAAAGTACATGGTATTCGCAAGATACATCGGGTCTACGCCGAGATCGTTACCCAACGATTCGATACTAGCGGCAAAGTCTTGATCAATGCCGTACCGATCCATGATATCTTGTGCTGTACTAACCATTACTTATCCCTCTCCGCAGAACTTTGAATTTCAGCCTTCATGCTCTTAAGCCGTCTTAGGATTGACGCAGCCCCTTGTGCTCGATAGATAACGTGCGTATCTACAGACTGCTCCATAATCTTATATTGTTCTGAGATCTTCTCGTCCAGATAGATACCGATAAGTTCAGCAAAGTCTGGGTTGCTTACCAGGGGCAGAACATCTCGTGCGACTTTAGGGTTCATTACTGACCACCAGCCTGTAGCAGAGCCATTAGTTCAGGCGGGATGCCTTGACCACCGCCCTGTTGTGGCTGGCCTTGTTGGGGCTGAGGACCACCACCGGTCGGGAAGCCCTGCTCACCAGGAACAGGGGCTTGACCCACACCGATATTACCCCCACCTGTACCCATAGCATCCTGGCCGACAGCCGCTTCAGGTTGATCAGCTTGCATACGTTGCTGCATCTGCTTAAGTAGTTCAGCCTGACGGAAGGCTTCCTCGGGGCTGTTAGCAACCTTGTCCACATCAAGATCCATCGTAGCAGCAATCTCGCGCATGATGTAAGGGAACTTGGCAAACGGAGCAAGCACAGGGTTACTAGAGATCTGTAGGAAGCTGATAAGACGCTGCGACCGTACCTCATTCTGCATGAACGATTCAGTACCACGAGCGCGAACCTCTAGGTCACCCTTGATCTCAGGGTCGAAGTCGAACTGCATATTAAATGCAAACATTGCCTCACCCAAAGGACGAAGCAGATAATCATCAAAGTTCTTAATAACTGTACGGATCGAACCGGATGCCGCACCCATAAGCATAGAGATACCAGCCGCTGTTCGACCTGTACCACTTACACCGGTCTGACCATATGAGAAAGATGGTAGGCCAGAAGATTCGTCAGCAAGTACACGAGCCTTATCAAAGAGCATCATGTTTTCGCTGGACACGTTAGGGAACTTAGTACCGAAGATGGCCTGACCCGGTGCGCCACCCTGACGACGGAATACCTTACCAGGATACACAGTTAGATCCTGTCCAGGTGTCAGGTTCGACTCGTCCACCTCGATAAGCAGGTTACCGGATAGTACCGCGTTATCGACTGCCAGACGCATAAACCCGTTCATAAGAGTTTGAGTGTCGTCCATGTTCTCTGCTAGACCGACACCAAAGAATGAATAAGGATTAACCTCATACGGTGTAGCAAAGTACGGGATACGCTTAGGGGTAAACGGATTGATAACTAGGCGAAGTACCTCACCGTTACATACCCAACAGTTGACCTGTACTTCGTCATCATCTGCGTACTCATCTGGTAGTTCCAGGTTATTATCTTTAGCGATCTGGGCATCTACAGTACCCCAGAACTCTAGAACTTCATACCGCTCAATGTCAGAACCAGCATAAGCAGACCCACCATCTGACCCTTGGCTATCGTCAATATCGTTTTCCCACCACTCACGAACGTAGTTAGGACCGTCCTTAATAGCAGCCTCGATAGCGGACTTGCGGAAGTATGGGCGGTTCTTTAGGTTACGTAGTTGAGATCTGGTTAGTCTATGGCGCTCGACCACATAGTCGCAGTCGTACATGCTGTACGCATCCGGGTCCGGGTAAAAATTCCAGATAGAGGTGTATTCAACTTGGGGGACAGTCTTGATAATAGGATTGTACGTACCATCTTCATCCCAGTTAGGATATTCTTTATCAAAAGCAAACGGACCTTTCATAATACCGGTGCCAAAGGTGACACACTCGAAACAGCTAAACCGAAGATGTCTGGTGGCAGCGGATTCCTCTAGCTGATCCTTGATCTTCTTTTCCATCTTCTTAGCAGCTACATCTGCCGGATGGAATGTAATCGATGACGGGGTGACACCTGGACCTTCCTTAAGACCTTCGATGTCCTTAAGGTCATCTCTTAAAGCCCCTAAGTTTTCTTTCAAATCAACCGAAGTAGCACCCGGTTTTAGATCCTTACCGTCACCTGGGAACCCGTAACGATCTTCAAATTGCTGGACAACCTCCGCATCCTGCTTCTCTTTAGGATCGAAGTGAGCAGTATCAGCAATTCCTTCAGGTAGCGTAGTACGGTCAATACCGATGGGGAATCTATTCTGGCTGAACAGCACGTCGATAAGCTGACCATACGCGGCAAGTACCTTGGTCTTGGTTACCTTGATAAATACACGAGACTTCTCAGTTTCGGTAAACTGTACGTCAGGACCGTAGATACCTCTGTAGTTTCTGTAAGACTGTAGCCAACGAGACTCATCAAAGTATCGAGCATCTTTAGCCCGTTCAAATCGATCCTCGACATAGCTGACCATATTGGTATATTGGCCGCGAGCTTCCTCGTCCCTATCGTCATCAAGGACGTTAATCTTGTCATTGTCGTATTCAGCCATATATACCTCTTTTAATAACCAAACCGGTTATCACTCGGTCGCCAAGTAGACTTCGGAGTATTTTCGAAAGCGGTCCGAATGTTTGTGGGTCTTGAAGAAACCATATACCTTAGAGCATCATAAGCGTGGTCTTCTGCTTTAGTATCTACGTCTTCCGGGTTGTTCTTATCCAACGGTAGAGAATTTAACTGGCGTATAAGGTTAGGGCAGTTTTCAAAGATCCTTAGCCTTGGTTCCTCAGTATCCTCATCAACCATAAGCCGCTTATGAATTTCGATCTTACCACTGATACGGGAACCCGGTGAACGGTCCGATGGTCTAAACCTGCACCCTTCGGCATTTAGCATCTCAGCGATAGAAGGGCCCCGATCACCTCGTCTAGCCCAACAGCTACTATCTAGAACTGCATCGTAGATCTTGCCGTCGCCAGACTCTACTTCACGAATCATGCGACCTAACTGGTCTGCGGTTACCTTGCTGACATATAACTCACGATAGATCCAGATATTATTATCGTAGTCTACCGCACCCCATAGAATAGCCGAAGGTGAAGAAAACCCAAAGTCTGCTGCACGAATCCTAGTCCAACCATTAGGTACTTCAAACGGTTCAACAACATGGGTGGATCTACTGAACTCTGAAAAGGCTCCGTCTTCTACTACATCCCAGTCACCGTAGAGAAACTGCTTACGCTTGACTTCCGGTAGGGATGCCAGCATTGCGATATAGCTGGAATCTTGAGTGAGATAAGGGTTATCCCAGACCGAAGCAGGGATAAACTTTCTGGTGATCTCGGTAGAAAGTGTTCTACCTTCTAATTCGTATTCGACCTTTTCCGAGAACCGGGTATTTGGTTTACACGGTTCGATAAACAATTCTTTAACCCAGCGGCTACCTCTGTTTCCAGGGTTGCCTGTAGCTCGCATATGTAACGGAATACTTGGATCAGCAGACCGGAGAGAGGATCTTAAGAAGTGCCAAACATCCGGCGAGTCATACTGAGGTAACTCGTCAACCCCGATCCATGAGTATGATTGACCCTGGTATCGTAGCACATCTTGTAGGTTTTCGCAATACCCAAATTCAATACGTGCGCCACCTGGAAAGTGCCAAGTATTCTCCTGAGTCTTGAACTTAGCACCGGGAACAGCTTTAGGGTATAACTGTTGAGTCTGGAAAATCACATCCCGTAGTTCAGGCATAGACCGGCGAATCAGTAGAGCACGGGAGGTAGGCTTATCTACAAACCGTAAAGGAGCGATCAAAAGACTATATGTCTTACCACCACCCCTGGCACCGCCATAGAATACTTCAC